GATCGTCTCGCGCCCCGCGTCCCACGTAATCGACGTCCCGGCCGCCGTTTCCGTCGCGGCGCCAGGCGTTCGGCGCTGGTACAGATCGGCCGCGAGGTCGATGATCGCCTCGTTCAGCAACGGCTCAAGCCGCGCGTAGTCCTGCCGCAGCGACAGCCCGACGTTCGCCGTGATCGTGTAGGGCCCGTACGGGAACGTGATGTAGTCCTTGGCGTAGATCACGCCCGACGTCCCGTCCGTCCAGTAGTCTGCCGCCGGCACCGTTGTACCGTCCGTGTCGACGACTGCCGTCACCGCGCACGGCCGGCGCGGAAACACCAGGGACCGAATGGCGTTGCCGTCCGATTCGGCTTTGTCGATCGCCGTTTGCGACACCGCCGTGATCGGCGTGTCGATCCACATCTCGAGCATCGCCGTCGCCCGGCTCAACAGCGCGGACAACAGCAAGTCCTCCGCCGTGGTCTCAATCCGGAGGTAGCTTTTCAGGTCACTAACCGTCGGCAGCGCCACGGGGTCGCCTCGTCAAAAGGAAAACAGAACCGCCGCCCAGCCGCTCGAGATGGTCGCGACCACCCCGAGCGACGGGTTCGGCGTTTGCCTTACGGCGTCACCGCGTCGTCAAGGACGACGAACGGCGAGTGCGGGTTCACCTTGTTACCCGAGCCGTCGATCTTGTACGCGTACGTCGACGTCGGGAGCGGGATACCGCCGCCACGCGCGACAAAGCGGTACGTTGTCACGTCCTGCACGAACGCGACGTGGATCGAGCTTTCCACGGTCAGCGCCTGACGCAGGCCCATCGCGTAGAAGTCGGGGTTCACGAGGCAGATATCGGCCTCGGTGCCGAGCGCCGGCAGCAGGTCCGTGACGATGACCGGCAGACCGAGGAGCAGCATCTGCGGCTTGTCGCGGAGGTTCGCGATCCAGGTGACCATCGTGTTGTTGGTCGTCTGGAGGGCAAAGAGCTGCGCCATCGCGTTACGCGTGACCATCCAGACGCTGTTCGCGCCGTGCGTATGCGACTGGTACATCTTGAACGCGTCCACCGCCGTGAACGTGCTGGCCGTGGCACGGGTCACCTTGATGAGCGCCGTGTTGTTCGTGTTGAACGCGCCGAGCGGCTCGTTGCTGCCCGTGCCGTCGATGGTGATGTCTTCGTTCAGCTTGTTGATGATCTGCGACCCGACCGCCGACGTCACTTCGGCCGGCAGCTCGCCGGTGAAGTCGTCGCCAAGCAATTCGTCGCCGAACTGCGTGATGGCCGCGTACTTGTACATGGTCAGCAGACGCTGCGCGAACGTCGGCTCGCGGGTCGGCTTGGTCGAGCCTTCGCCGACGATCGTCACGTTGGCGATCTTACCGGCCATCGGACGGTTCAGCGTCGTGGTGCCCTCATCCTGCACAAGGTACGGGATGCGCAAGCTGCGCCCGTTTACCGAATACCGCCGCGCCAACTGGAACAGACCCGGCTGCTGGTTCGCGATTGAGAAAATCTCGGGCACCTGCTGAAGCGGCAGCAGGTACTCGCCGCCGTTCGTCGAGCCCGTGATCGTGCGCGTGAACTGATCGACCTGACGCAGTGCGTCGGCTTCGCGCGGGTTGCTCGGCCCACGCGTCGCCGCGCGGATGTACGACCCCATCGACGGGAACGCCTTCACCAGGACCGAACGGACCTCGGCCTGCGCGTCCTGCATCGACCGGAATCCCTGCCGCTCCGCGCCAACATCCATGCGGACCAGCCCTTCGTCGCCGCCCTGACGCGCCACTTCGGCGTCCGGCGTGAACTCGGCCGCCGCCTGCGCCCGCATCTCAAGAGCGCGAATGTCGCCGGTCAGCTTCTCGACCTGCTCGGCCGTGTACGACTGCGACGGGTCCATCAGGTCGTGGCGCAGCTTGTGCGCCTGATCGCGCAGCTCATTCGCCGCGCGGTTCTTTGTTACCAGTACGTTCTTCATGGTCGTATTGCTCCGTAGGGTTAAAGGAACGTGGACCGGACAGCCTTGAGCCGCTCGTCCATCGTCGTTTGCCGTACGGTCGGCGCGGCGGTCGCTGCGGTCGTGGCCTGCGCCACGGATCGCGTCGGAATCGCGGCCGGAATCGTCCGGTACTGCTCGAGCAACGCGTTCCGGTCGTCCGCCGACATGGCATCCAACGCGACCCGCGCCGCTATCGCCAGCAACTCCGCCTCAGATCGGGACGTCACCGTCTCGGTCGTCGTCGCTGGAACGTCCTTGGCCGGCACATCCTCGCCGACCTCACTGCCTTCGTCTATCGCCACCCCGTCCGCCCGCGCCCCCGTGACGTCAGCCCCAGGGACCGCCGGCATCGGCGTGATAGACACTTCGCGAAGCTCGATTTCCGTAAACCGCTCCGCCATCCCATCCGCCGTCTGGACCATCTCGGACCGACGCGGCACAAACCCGATCGACAACCCCGTCGACGCGCCTGCCGCAATCACCGCCTTGACGTACTCGAGCGCCGCCCGACCGTCCGGTGTGTCGAAAATCTCGGCCGTCATCATCACCGCGTCGCCGATTTCCGCCATCGACGCCACGACCCCGACGTGCGCCCCGGTCGTCTTGTTGTGGTCCATCAACAGCGGCACTTTCCGCGCCGCCACCTTGTTGTCGATCGACCGCTTGGCCGACCCTCGCGCGAAGATGGTCCGGTACGTGTCGAGGACTTCATACGTCAGCGCCACGCCCGTGATCCGGCCGGCAATACCCGGCGGTAGATCGGACTCGGCACGGATCTTGAGGTGCGCGTCGGCGCTATAGAACTGCGTCGGCTGGACGGCCGGCGTTTTCGTCTTGCTCATCGTGGGGCTTCCTCGACCGTCGTGTCGTAATACGCCAGGATGCACCGGCAGTTGATGGTGTCGCTGGCCGTTCCTGCTGGATCGAGCGGATACTGCATCGGGGTCTCAAGGAACCCGTCGCCCGATCCCACGAACGCGTCCTCAAATGGGATACGGCCCTGTCCCATGCATCCGCGATGGCTGTCTCGCGTTTTGTTGTCCTCAAACGCCAGCCATTCCTTTGAGCGGTAGAGGTCGCCCATCGCCTGCGCCTGATCCCAGTTGCCTTGCGACATCGCCCCGGCCGATTCCGTCCGCGCAATGGTCCGCGCCCGCGCGTCCGTCACCGTCTCGCCGAACACCGACGCCTGCACCAACCGGCCAATCTCGGCCACGGACAGCCCGCCCTTTTCGCCCGCGCGGATCGCCGCAAGAATCTGATCGGACGTCGTGCGCCCCACCAACTCCGCTAGGCGTCCGGCCCGCTTGTCGATCGCCGCCAGCACCTCCGGCGACTCGAGCGAGAACGACAGCCCGACGCCGCCCGACTGCCGCGCCCCGACCATATAGGTATCCCCTATCAGCCGCAGGTACGCCTCGCGCCACGCCCGGTAATACTCGCCGTCCTCATCCGTGTACGCCTCGCGGATCTTCCGTTCGATCGCGGCCAGGATTTCGTCCTTGGTCTTGGCCGCACGATCGCCGACGCCGAACATCGCGCCGACCGATTCCTTCTCCGATCGGAACCGCACGACCGCCTTGTCGTAATAGCTCACCTCGCGCCGGTCGAGTTCGTCCATCGCTTGCCGCCAGTACTGATACCGCGGCTCAGCCTCAAGCTCCTCCGGCGTTAGCCGTTCCCACCACATCCGCGCGGATTCTTCTTCCGGCATCTCCGGCTCGCCATCCTCCGGCGCGTCCGGTTCCTCCTCCTCGGGCGGCTCAAACATCGCGGCGGCCGCCACCATCTGCGCGACCAGTTCGCGGTCGATCTTCGGGAACGCCGCCAGGATTACCGCCGCGACCGTATCGGCCGGCAGTTCCTTCTCCACGATGGCCTCGAGCAGCTCTAGTAGTGCCTCGACTTGATCGCCCGACAACGCCTGATCGGCCATCGCGCGGACCTGCTCGCGCCGGCGTGACCGCGCCGCCCCTTCCGGCGATTCCTCGTCCTCCGCGTCGGCCTCGTCCTCGTCCTCAGATACCATCGGACCCGCGCCAACCGCCGGCGTCTCGTTATCCGTGGCCGGCGGCGCGTCCATCACCGCTCGCGGGTCGATCACCGCCGTCGCGGCCGGCACTAAAGTCGTGCCCGTCGTCATCGCGATCGTATCCGTCGGCTCCGGCAACGGCGACAGCTTCAGCGCCGCGCGGGATTCCTCCCACGTCCGGAGCGACGCCGCGAACTCAGCCCGCACTCGCGCTGACGTTTCCGCGTCGTTCTCCACGAGGTCGCGCAGAATGTCGTGGTCGTACGTGATCCAGACGTCCCCGAACTCCGGTGCTAGCCAGTTGTTCAGCTCGTCCTCAATCGCCGACAGCATCGGCTCAATGGTATGCTGGACCAGCCGCGCCCGTGCCTCCGCGTATTGCGCCCCTGACAGCCCCGCGTCCGACGTCGCCGACGCGATGCCGATCATCCGCGGATCGACCCCGTACGCCGCGCAAATATCCTCGCGCGACACCCGCCGGAGGGACGGGAACTCGAGGTCGGACAGCGTAAAGCCCAACGGCTTGATGTCGCGGACCGCCCCAAAGAACGCCGGTGACCCGCGCTTCCCGCGATCGACCACCCGCGCCTTATACCGGTCCTGCATCGCTACCGCGTCGTCCTGCGTCGCCTCATCCGACAGCAGCACGGCGAACGTCGGCGTCCCGTCGTTGGTCACGACTTGCCGCACGTACTGCGTCGCCTCGTTATCGGCCGTCATACTGGCGATGGCCGTCGCGCCGCGAGGAAACCCGAACACGTCCGGCGCAAACGGCCGCGACATCTCCATGTCCTTGAAATGGATCATGTCCTCGACCGGCACTTGTACGATGATCCCGGCCCAGTTGCCGTAATCGTACCGCCGCGCGTCGCCCTCGGCGTCCACCCATACCGTTTGGATCGACTCCGCGTTCACCGACCGCAGCGCGACCGGCGGCCGCGTCGGCCCCGGCCGGTCCATCTGGAAGAACGCGTTCCCGTAGCCGAGGAAGTCGACCGCGTACCGCGCCCGCATCTGCCGCGCCGTAAATCGCGGCCCCGGGTAATCGAGCAACCGCTGCAACGGATGCGACTCATCGACCCGGCTTTCCCGATTCCCGCGCTCCTGCAACACGATTAGCGGCACGGACGCCACGATATCGGCCACGACGCGGATACAGGCATGGACGACCGGGTGCTTGCTGAAGCCTTGAACGCGGATCGTCGCCCCGTCCGGCTTGTACTCCTGCGGGTTGGCCGTCCGGACTAGCGACGCCTGCGCGATACCGCCGGGAAAATTCGGGTACGTCGTCTCAAGAATCGCGCGGTCGGTCCCTCCAGGCGCGACAATCGGCTGGCCGCGCAACGTACGCAACGCCGTCGAAAGGCGCGTCAACAGCGGCGGACGGGTTGCAGTCATGCGGCCCCGAGAGAAAAGGGATCGGACATCCTATCGGGTAGCGTACGTGGCTCCAAGCAATGAAGCAACACGACGCCGCCGCCGTCTTGACACCTTCCGCGCGTCAGACCACGAACGCGTTTGCCCCGTTCAAGAGCAGCGCCGACAGCCCCCAGACTAGTGCGTCCACGCGGTCCGGCGAGGTGATCTGGTTTTCCGGATTGAACCCGAGCATCTGCGACTCGAGCAGCGGCAACTGTCCGACGTGAAAGATCCGCTGTTCCTGATAAAGCGAATAGACCGGCTCGGCCCGCGCCAGCTTCCCCCGGCTCGCCTTCACGTCGATGATCCGGACGCCGTGCGCCCGATCCCCCAGGGACTTGAGGACGGCCGTCACCATATCGCCGCCCTGATTGGTCTCGGCCACAATCGACCCCTTCCACCGCCGCGCCGCGTCAATCGCGATGGTCGCCCACTGGTTTGGCGAATACCGCCCCGACAGATCCTCGAGGACGTACCCGCGCCGGTTCCGGTCGGCCCCGACCACCACGATGCCGGTCTCGTCGGATTCCGCGTTCGCCGTGACGGCCGGGTCGATCGCCACCAGAACGCGGTTCAGGTCATCTGGTGCCGCCGGCACCCGCGCCCGGTTGATTTCCGTGGACGTCCACAGCAGCCCGGCCACCTCGCGCAGCCACTCGCCGGCGTAAATGTGCCCGTACCGGCCGGGGTTGCTGGTCCGCGTCTCCTCGATCTTCGCGAGGAACGATTCGGATAGGTTGTCCCGGTTATCCTGCCATGTTGTATGGATATAGAGCGTGTCGGCTCGCGGCTCGGCCACGAACAGCCCGTGTAGGAAATGATCGACCGTCGACGGATTGAGCGACAGAATGACGCGGTTCGGCCGAAGCTGGGACCGGATGCTATCGTCGATCCGGTCGAACGTAGTCCGGTCCACCAGCTCCTCGGCCTCGTCCAACACCCACGTGGTGACGCCTTGGATTGACTTCAGCTTCGCCGTCTGGTTTCCGCTCGACGTCTTAATGCCGCGGAATAGGATGCGGCTTCCGGTCAGCCGGTTGACGATTTCCTTCTGCGTGATATCGAAATCGTCCCGCTTGCCCAGGCGCTCCAGCTTATCCACAAACTCCGGAATGATCGACGCGCCGGCCGATTCCATCGTGTACCGCGTGAACAGGATGACGTGGCCGCTTTCGTACGTCAGGTTCAGCAGGAACACCGACAGGTGAAACGACTTCCCCGACCCTCGCCCGCCCGTCAGGAACGCGTAGCGCCAGGACGGTTTCGGATGGAACAGCGGCCGGTATGGCGCGAGCAGCACCAGCGGCTCGGCCGCCTCGCTAGGCATTGTTTGCAATCCGTGAAGAAAAGAAC